AGAGGAAAAGAAAACTCCTCCTACTGTACAACCATTGCTTAGAGATATTAGCGAATTTGACAAAATATCCGCGGCGTTGCCTGCTGTAAAAGGGCTTGGCGATATGGCTGACAGTGAGCTAGATGAACTAGCACAAAAAGCTAAAGATGCCTACGAAGACATTATGGACTTGGGCATGAACGTAGAAGCACGTTATAGCGGACGTTTATTTGAAGTAGCGGCTAGTATGCTAGGACACGCTATCAGTGCTAAAACTGCCAAGTTAGATAAAAAGTTAAAAATGATCGACTTACAGTTGAAAAAACAGAAACTAGATAATGAAACTACTGATGGCGATCAAGGTATTAACATAACGGGCGAAGGCGTAATCATTACAGATCGCAATAGCCTAATAGAAAAACTCAAGCAAATGAAATAAATATATGATGGAAGCCACTATGAAATCATTTAAAGAATACTTAACAGAAAGCAAAAAGACTTACGAATTTAAGGTGAAAATCGCCGGTAATATTCCTAAGGATTTTGCAACAAATCTTAAAACAGCGTTATCTACTTTTCAAGTAGAAACAATTAAGAACGCAAAACGCACACCTATTCAGGAAAGCCCAATTGACTTTCCAAATGTCAAGTTTAGCGAAGTTACAGTATTTGACGTAGTGCTTACATACCCAACAAATAGTCCAACAGTGGCTAGTGTTATCAGCGAAAAGTTAGGTATCAATGCTAAAAATGTTGTAGTTAGAACACTAGGCGAAGAAGAAGAGTCTATTATTAACATACAACACATGCAAGGTCTTGAAACAACTCCAGATGCTAATCCAGATGAAGCTTTGTTAAACACACCTTACGAAGCTAATTCACATCAGCACTTAGTTGGCGAAGAACAAAAATTAAGTTTCTTAAAATCATTAGAATCATCTAAGCATGGCTTAGAAGAAATTACAGGAACTAATGACCAGTTGTTTGCAGGCATGCCAAAGTCAGAGTCGCAAGAACAACAACCTAAAGTTACTGATGGTAAACCAAGTTTACTAACACGTCAAGTTAAATTATCACCAGTAACGGCTGGCGGCAAACCAATTACTGGTAAGGGAAAATAATATGAATTTTAATGATTTATACAAGAAGATTTCAGCAATTGATGCTTCTCAAGTTTTAAAAGAAGACGGTCATGCTCAAATTGAAGAATGTGGTGAAATGCCAGGCATGATGAATATGCCACACGGTATGCCAGGAACACAACCACAACAAGATACAGTTAGTATGAATGTTAGTATGAATGCTAGCGGTAAAGGCGGTATCCGTGATTTAATGAATGTACTACGCAATATTGAAGACAGCGTAGAACAACACGGTGACCACGGTCCTATCGAATTGCCAGCAGATGGCGAAATTGAAATTGACGGACCAGCACATGAAATTGAAATTGACAAAGGCCCGTTTGGTGATGAGCACGGTGAGATGGATGCACCTGAGCATGACATGGCTATTGTCGATGCAGGCGCAGAAGGCCCAACAGCAGATAAACCAGCTATTAGTCCAGAAAAGAAAATGAAGGCCGCAATCGCCGCATCTACTACAGATGACGGTGAAGTTGAAGAAACTTATGCCAATCGTCCAAATGTAAAACATCAAGGCATCGATTACATGACTAAGGATTTGTCAGGCGGAATCAATAAACAACATAGACAAGATCAACGTATGGGCCAACCAACAGGCGTAAACCCAATGAAAGAAGGTTTATTAGATCAATTAGCAAACTTATATCAAGAAGTTAAATTAAGAGAAAGCAAGTAATTCGTCGCAGTTAGCACTCTGTTTTATAGTGCCAAATAGCTCCTTCGGGAGCTATTTTTTTTAGTAAATAAAGTTATGGCAAAATCACTAGACGGCGTCTTAACCAAAAAAGCACACGCCAAGGAAAAATTTACTGAACAGGAAGTCATGGACTTTGCGGCCTGTATGGATCCGCACGATGGCTATTTGTACTTTGCTAAGAACTTTTTCCACATTCAACATCCTACTAGAGGTAAGGTTAAATTTGAACCGTTTGAATATCAAGTAGGACTATTAGCAAGTTATCATGGTTATCGATTTAACGTAAACATGTTGCCACGTCAAAGTGGTAAGACTACTTGTGCTTCGGCATATTTGTTATGGTATGCTATGTTTCATCCAGACCAAACTATTCTAGTAGCCGCGCACAAGTATACAGGCGCACAGGAAATTATGCAACGTATCCGTTATGGATACGAACTATGTCCAGATTATATTCGTGCAGGTGTTGTTAGTTATAACAAAGGCAGTATAGAATTTGATAACGGTTCACGTATCGTATCGCAAACAACAACAGGCACAACAGGTCGTGGTATGTCTATATCATTACTATATTGTGACGAGTTTGCATTCGTGCAACCTAACATTGCGGAAGAATTTTGGACATCTATCAGCCCAACACTAGCAACTGGTGGTAAGGCAATTATTACATCAACTCCTAACAGTGACGAAGATACGTTTGCTACTATCTGGAAAGAAAGCCAGGACAAATTTGACAATCATGGCAATGAACGTACAGATGGATTAGGACGTAACGGCTTTGCAGGCTTCCGTTCAGAGTGGTGGGAACATCCAGACCGCGATGATAAATGGAAAGAAGTTGAAATGGGTCGTATTGGTGAAGAACGTTTCCGTCGTGAGTACGGTTGCGAATTCTTGATCTATGACGAAACACTAATCAGCAGTTTAAAACTTGCAGAAATGCTAGGCAAAGAACCGATGACACGCATGGGCCAAGTGCGTTGGTATAAAGAACTTAAACCAGACATGCTAATAGGCGTATGCCTAGACCCTAGTTTAGGAACAGGCGGAGACTTTGCGGCTATACAGATATTTGATTTATTATCCTTTACTCAGTTGGGCGAATGGCAACATAACTTAACTCGTGTACAAGAACAAGTTAAAATATTAAGAGATATTTTACGTCATATAGAAACAGAAATAGGCGAAAACAACCGTAACAGTATCTACTGGAGTGTTGAAAACAACACAGTAGGAGAAGCGGCCCTAGTAGCAATTAGCGAAAACGGCGAGGAAACTTTCCCTGGTTTATTTGTAAGTGAACCAGCACGTAAAGGGCATGTACGTAAATTCCGTAAAGGATTTAACACTACACACGGTAGCAAAATTGCGGCTTGTGCCCGTTTAAAATACCTCATAGAACATGACAAAATGAAGATTTTTAGTAAACCTGCTATCAGCGAACTTAAAACCTTCATTGCCCATAACATCACATTCAAAGCTAAAGAAGGCCAGCACGATGACTTGGTTTCTAGCTTATTATTAGTAGTTAGAATGGCAGAAATTCTAGCAGATTGGGACTTAAGAGTCGGCGAAGGCATGACTAGTAGGGACGAATTCCAGGAGGACTATGAGCCTCCAATGCCAATTTTTATATCAGGACTGTGATAAATATCATATGAACCCAAATTTAGATTCAGTAGCTCAAGAAATATACGATAAAATCGAAACACGTTTTCGCCCCATTAAATTTGCGGACGAAGAAACCAAAGTTTTAAGTAAAAAAACAGATATACCTAAGGCACGTTGGTTTGAATTCGACTACAAAGAAGACGGCGACACCCTAGGTGTAATTACAATTACCTTAGATGAAAAAGACGGCGTGATTATTAAAGCCGGTGGAGACCTTATTGATAAGGAAACCAACGAAACACATCACGGCGCTTACAAGTTTATTCGTAGCTTTAGAGATTTAGCACGTAGAAATTTACTACAATATCAAGTAGACAATTTGGGTAAGAGCAATCTTGATAAAAGAGATTATGAATTCCACGCAAAAGATGGAGAAGAAACTATGATGGAAAGCAAGATGTTTGGTACTAGCAAAGTTAGTTACCAGGACTTAGGAGAGGCACGTGTCATTGTAAGACATAGCCAACCTGTTAACTACGATCTGCCAGCAGGACGTACTATGCATATTGAAAGCATTTACATCGAAAGTGCGCAAGGCGAACGTTTCCGTTATCCAGTACGTCACTTGAATGGTGCTCGTGCAATGGCTCAGCATATCAATCACGGTGGAAATCCATACGATGCTATTGGGCAACATGTTATTAGTCTAAGCGAAGAAATGGCAAAGCTACGTATGTTTAAAAACTATGTAGGCCGTAATGAACAACTAAGTGAAGCAATGAGCGAAGTCAATGACAAAGTTGCTGAACGTATTGAATTAGTTAAAAAAGAAATCCATCAACTACAACGCCCATCATACTACGAACAGTTTGCAGAAAGTTTTGAACCACGTGCAAGCCAACAGATTCCAGAAACTATTGTTAATGACTGGATCGATCGTTTAACAGTACGTAGTTTTAAAGAAGAATTAAAAGATGTATTTCCATACATTTACAGTTTAGTAGGCGAAGCAAGTGACATTGGTCCAGATGACTTACTAGCTGAAAAGCGTACCGAAGTTAAAGACAAAGACGGTAAGGTTATCAGTTGGAAAGAAGAAGGCGAATGGAAAAAAGCCGCTCCTAAAGATGGACGTGGCAAAGTTACTAACCTAAGTGACAAAGCTCGCCGTGAAACAGAAAAGATGACAAAAGAAGAAGCCGAGTTTCTTAAATTTATCGATGCTATTGTAGAAGGTATTGACGACCTTCCTAACTTAGAAGATAGCGATACTAAAGAGAAAATCAAAGAATTAATGGGTCAAGAATTAAAAGGTTTTCCTAACATTACAGATAGTGTAAAAGCAGTTTACCCAGATCCAACATTACTTGCTAGTCTAGAAGGCGCAAATCCTAATGTAGATGCTCGCGCACTAGTAATTGAATATTTTAAAAATAATCATCCAGAATTTTACGAAGGTAACAAGGACGTATTCAGCAACGAAGGCGGAGATACTGAAACTCCTCCTAGTTCAGATACTGAAACTCCAGCACCTGCACCGGAAGCAGAAGCACCTCCAGCACCAGAAGGTGAAGCACCTCCAGCACCTACTGGAGAAGAAGGCGGCGAAGCTGGTGCACCACCAGCACCTCCAGCACCTCCAGCACCTATGACTGAAAGTCGTTTAGCTATGGCAGTTATGAAAGCAATTAAAGCAGGTGCTACTGCTGATACACAAATTGGTAATAAGACGCTAGGCGAAATGATTGCAGATGCCGGTCTTACCCTAGAAGAATTTGGTATAGATCCAACACAAATGCAAATTGCTCCTCCATCAGAGCCACAAGGCACTAGTAAAGAAGATATGGAAAAATTTGCTAGCGGTTTTTATAATCGTGAAAAGAAAAACTTTACTATTGGTGGAACCGGAGTAAAAGTTAAATTAGAAAAAGAATTTCCTGGTGCAAGCCCAGAAGAAAAAGCAGAAGTATTTGCCACTATTGACAGAATTGACCCAAGTAGTTCAACACACCAGAAAGAACGCATTAAGAGTTTAGCAGGACTAGGCGGACACGATTCTATTGCACAAGCACATAGTGTTATGGAATCGTATTTAAAGGACTAATTATGAGTGATATTAAAGTTTTATTAGAAACATTTGATCGTTTAAGCGAAGCAGAAACTGCTCAACAAACTTATGATCGTAATAAACAAAAAGAAGCCGCCCAGCAAGTCTTAGACAATTATGTTAAAGATAAAAATAACTTAGGAATGGTTAACGGTTTTTATATCGAAGCTGAAACTGGTATTCTTAAGCACAGTATGATTGCTAATCAAATGGGTAATCAGGCAAACTCACAATATGTAAATCAACAAGATATCACAACATATCCTGCTGGTAAAAAATGGGCAGACTACATTAGATCTGC